AACAGAAGAGAACCTCTTAACAGTATCAGCATATCCAGAGACTAAAGACGAACCAAAGTATGCTCATAAAGGAATCGCTTCTAGATCCTTTGCAAAGACATGGCAACTGGGTGATGATATAGAAGTTAAGACAGTGGACTACAAAGATGGTCTACTCACAGTGGTACTAGAAAAGTTTGTACCAGAGGAGAAGCAGAAAAAGATTTGGTTTTCTGAGAAAAAAAGCTTGACATCCTCTTGAAGAGGTGATATACTATTTACATAAGTGAAATTTTTTTATGACAGTGACAGGACAAAGTGCTGCGATATACGTATCACAATATTGGGACGCAGAGGCCTGTGTCCCAGAGAATTGGAAATATGTTCCCTCAACATATGGTGTTAAAGGTGCCCATTTAGTAGGAACACCTGCTATGAAACTTTGGAGTGAACTTCAAGGTAATTGGGATAATCCTGGTAGAAGGGGAGGTATTGATTTCGGTAAGTGTGGAGAGATTAAGGAAGATATTGAGGAGTTTGGTATCAATACAGCAGAAGGAAGTATGATCTATTGGGAGGCAAAAACTGACAATAAGATTAATGCATTCCATAGAGAGACTGTTTCTGCTGATCTAGACATTGCTGGATGGATGGGTCAGGCAGTAAGGTTTGATGATGAAGTAGCAAGAATTAGATTTGCTTGTAAGTCAAACAATCGTAAGGACTTAGTACATAACAATTCTTCACCAGAAGATGTTGAAACATCTGTACGTGATGTTACAAGTATACTTGGAACTTATACATCTGCTGCTGTTAAAGCAGAAGTTAATGATCTTGGAGCACATCTTTCTCCTACAACAAGAGATAAGATTGTTAAGGCAATCATTACTGATTATACATATGATGATAAGATGGAGCAGGTGGATCGTTATACTGCTCATAATGCTGCTTCAGTACCCAATCTTTTAGAAACTAAGATTGTGGATCCTTGGGTTTCTGATTACTGGAAGAATGATGAAGAGAAAACTCTTGCAGTTCATATGGTAAACTTTGAAGCTCGTATTGGATCTGTTCTTAGTTCTGCTAGAGATGCTATTCGTCAGGATGTTCCTTTGAGTTTTGTTTTTTCTGTGGGTATACCTAAAGGAAAAGAGACTCTTCAATCTAAGAGACAGAAAGTTTGGACAACATTCATTGCTGGTCTAGAAGAAAGGCTTTTGGTAGTGGGTGATCATACTGATCGTTGGCGTGGACAATTCCCTTGGAACCATCCAGATGCAGAACATCGGTTTGTACCACAAGCAAAAGGTGAAGATAAGGAAACATTAATCAAAATCCCAAATCGTGAGTTTAACTAATGACTGAGACACCACAACAGCCTCCAGTAACCATTGAACATAATATTCGTGTTGTTCATTTGACAACAGGAGAACATATTGTCTGTAATTTTGGACAGATTAGAGAAGAAGATAAGTTTGTTGCATATCAATTCTTATATCCTTTGACTTTATCATTATCTGAAGGTGACAATGACACCTTTAACGTAACATATCGTAGGTGGAATCCGTTTACTCCTTATGAGGATCATCGTGTTAATCCACAGCATGTTGTGGCTGCAATGCCACCTGCCGAGGATATCCTTAGGAATTATGTGGCTAAATTAGATGAGGCAGGTATTGATTTATCATTCTTGCCAAACAAAGGAAACGATATCTTAGGAAGAACAGATGGAGAATCAACCCAAGAACCTACAAGTGCTGCTACTGAAGGACCAGTGGCTACTAGCGAAGGTGGAGGAGATTGAAGGAGTAGAGTTGGGTGATCCAGACTGCATCCTTAGAGAACCATTAGCAATAGATGGTGTCAATCTTAAAGATTGGTTACCATTTGCTGATGTTAAGGAGACAGTGATCAGATCTTCTGATATACTAACCTTCTTAGAACCTGGCAAGGAATTACTTGCTAGTTACTATAGTTACAAACCAATTGAGCCTGAGATTCTTACTGAATGAAGTTCTACACCAATGTTGAACAGGCAGGAAACCGTCTTCTAGTACGTGGGTACGAAGGCGGTTCTTCTTTTTCTTATAGAGTGCCGTTCAACCCTACATTATATGTTGCTAGTAAAAATTATTCTGAGTGGAAGACTCTTGAGGGTGAGTGTGTAGAACCTATTCAATTGGGTGACATCAAATCAGCAAGAGAGTTTGTTAAGCAGTATAAAGAGGTAGAAGATTTTGATATCTATGGTAACACAAGGTATCTCTATCAGTATATTGCTGGTGAACATCCAGAGGATGAGATTAAATATGACACGTCAAAGATTCGTGTCTTTAACATTGACATTGAGACTGCTGCTGAGAATGGATTCCCTGATATAGAATCAGCAGACCAAGAGATATTAGCGATCAGTATTAAGGACTCTTATACTGGTCGTATTATTGTGTTTGGTGCTAGACCATTTGACAATAAGCATGATGATGTAGATTACATGCACTTCAGAACTGAAGAGTCTATGTTAACTGCATTCTTGGGGTATTGGAATGAGAATTGTCCTGATGTTATTACGGGCTGGAACGTACAGCTTTTTGATATTCCCTATATCGCTAGGCGTATTGACAGGATACTTGGTGCGAGGGCTGCTAAAAGTCTTAGCCCTTGGAAACTTATATCTTCTAGAGAAATTTACATCAAAGGACGAAGACAAATCGCCTACGATTTACCAGGAATTGCTACGCTGGATTATCTTGAACTTTACAGGAAATTTACTTATACTAACCAAGAATCGTATCGCTTGGATCACATATGCTTGGTTGAATTGGGGCAACGAAAGTTAGATCATAGTGAGTTTGATACCTTCAAGGAATTTTATGAGAATGATTGGCAGAAATTTATTGATTACAACATCCATGACGTTAGATTAGTAGATCAGCTTGATGACAAGATGAAACTACTTGACTTAGCATTCACTATGGCCTATGATGCTAAGGTGAACTATGAGGATGTATTTTCTCAGGTTAAGATGTGGGATAACTACATCTATTGTGAGTTAAATAAACGAAAGATTGCTATCCCGCCAAAAAGGGAAGCAACAAAGGACGCAAAGTATGCAGGAGCTTATGTCAAGGAACCGAAACCAGGACGCTATGATTGGGTTGTTAATTTTGACCTCAACAGCCTGTATCCTCATCTTATTATGCAATATAATATCAGTCCAGAAACCCTCAGGGAGACTAGACATCCCAGCGCGAGCGTTGAAGGGATCTTAAACAAAAAGGTAGAGATAGATGGTGAGTATGCTGTGTGCGCCAATGGAGCACAGTACAGGAAGGATGTGCAGGGATTCCTGCCGTTGATGATGAAGAAGATGTATGACTCTAGGGTCATATTCAAGAAGAAGATGATTGAAGCGAAGAAACAGTATGAGAAGACACCAACTGTTGAACTTACAAAAGAGATTGCTAGATGTAATAACATTCAGATGGCTAAGAAGATCTCACTTAATAGTGCTTATGGTGCTATTGGCAACGAGCATTTTCGGTATTATAGGTTAGCAAACGCAGAGGCTATTACTTTATCTGGTCAAGTTTCTATCCGATGGATAGAGGACAAGATGAATGGTTATCTAAATAGATTGCTCAAGACATCCAAGGTAGATTACGTAATTGCATCAGATACAGACTCAATATATCTTAATCTTGGACCTGTTGTTGATAAATTTTTTGGTAGTAAGTCTAGTGATAAGGCTAAAATTGTGGACCTACTTGATAAAGTCTGCAAAGATAAACTTGAACCGTTTATTGATGCCTCGTATGAGGAGCTTGCGACGTATGTTAATGCGTATGACCAAAAGATGATCATGAAGCGAGAGAACATCGCTGATCGTGGTATCTGGACTGCTAAGAAGAGATACATACTTAATGTGTGGGACTCGGAGGGAGTCAGATATAAAGAACCCAAGATGAAAATCATGGGACTTGAGACCGCTAGGTCTTCTACACCACAGTATTTCAGGGACAAGTTGTATGCAGCTTTTCAGATCATTATCA